CTTACGGGGTCCCTTTTAAGGCTGCTCTTCCGGTCAGTCTTCCTTTCAATAAGAGTCACTATGCCGAAAGTTTATTATAGCAAGACCCAATTAAACTTGTATCCTAATCATCAATACGCAGATCGTACCATTAATGGTGCTAAATCTGTTTTGTATGATATTAGGGTCATGAGTAATTACGGTCAAACTACAAAGACTGGGTATAAGGACTCAGATTGGAAGGTTAAGGTCAGCAAGCGTAACGATGCGAGTAGTTCATATGAGAACATAATGTACTCTAAGATCTACCCGACCCGTCATACCTTTGCAGGCTCAACGCAATCGTGGAACCCTATTTGGAAACGCTATGACAACGCTGATCACGTTGTTAGAGACTTCCATTTATGGCACTACAATCAGTTGGCCTTTGGTTTGACAGACACCGTTCTTCGAGATCAGGCCTTGGCCCGAATTAAGAAGAAGCTTGCTGGTAAACTGGATGGCGCAGAACTTCTTGTTCCTACCGCTGAATTACGTGAAGTGCGTGGTTCTATTACGCATCTCGCTGAATTCTCAGGTAAGTTCATGAAGACTATGGGCGATCTAGTACTGAAGAAGAAAGCATCAAGCCTTGCGAAGTTTATGCAGGAGAATTGGCTCGCTTATTCATTTGGCATTAGCCCTATGTTAAGTGATGTCCAATCGGCCCTAAAAGCAGTTAATAACTACTTTGATAGGCCTACTTCCCTCCATAGAATTCAAGGTGTTGCGCGTAGTCAACGGGTTTTCAACAAGGTTCAAGATACGGACTCATCTGTTGGTTGGATGAGCCGTACTACGAGCCAAGTTGATAGTACGTTGATTTACAAATTTGTTGCCGGTATTGATTTTAAACTCATTACTGGTAACAACTATGGTATTATGGATCATCTGGGATTTAACGATTTTTGGAGCAATCTCCCTAGCCTAGGCTGGGAGCTCACTCCTTTTTCGTGGGTCGCAGACTACTTTACTACCGTAGGCGATTATCTATCAGATACCTTCGTTCTCCCTCCTGGGAGTTCTAAGTACATGACGGAGACTCGGATTTGTAAAAACATCATTAGAGAAAAGCGAACACACCTTCCTACAAAGTGGCCAATCGGCTGGACTAATCATTCAGTCGGTTATTCAAATTGTTTGGATGGATATGGTGAGCTCTACTCTATGAGTCGCGTGGTGCTGTCCCAACTTCCGCATAGATCTTTGCGATTTAAAACCGCAGACGAAATCGGAAGGAACGCAGTCAACAGACTGCTCAACCTTGCCAGTCTTGTTAATTTACAAGCTAGCAAGAAACTCCAACGGTATGAAAGGCGTCCGTACGTAAGTTTGAAGAAATTCAAAACTGCGTATGAGCATCTCTAATACCATTTAAAGGAAGCCTTACTATGGCTTTTGCTCCCTCTTCGCCTGTTACGGGCGCGGCTGTGACTGGTCTTACCAGTCCTACTTACACTCTCACTACTGATGTGGCACCGAACATTAATGGCAAGCAATATGCTATTACTGCTCTTGGTGGCACACAAACCGGTGTGGACGTAAATTCTGTTAGTAAACCTTTCAGCATTTCGTTCTTCCGGCCTCAGGTTTTGAGAGCGTTGCCGCAAGCGAATCCTGTGACTGGTGTTATCAAGAACGTGCCGATGAATACCTATAAGCTTATTAGCCGAAAAGGTGCTCTACCGGCAGCCAACCAGGTTTCTATGACCGCTCGTATTACGACGATCATTGAAGTCCCAGCTGGAACTGACACGTACGAACCTGAAGAGCTTCGTGCTATGATTTCTTCCCACTTTGGTGTGGGTTGGGCTCAAGCATCTGGCATCGCAGATACGGTCGTGTCAGGTGTTATCTGAGTCCGCGTAACTGGCTTGCTATCCTTGTCGTAGGTGTCCTTTTGGGATGGTTACTTCAAGGTGCGCAAGGTATGTTACGTGACTTCGATACGTTCTTGAAATCCACTGTTCGTCATCAGGAGATATCCCGTGACAGAGAAGGTACTCAATGAGTTCTTCGAAGTACTTCAAGCTGAGTTGGCAGATTATCCTGTTCTTAGCAAGGCTCATCGCTTTGCGAAAGAAAGGTTAGCTGCTCGAGCCCGGAAACGGGCTCGGTTTCACGTACCGGCTCTGAAGGACAAGGCAATTAATGACTTTAAAGCCATTAACCAACTTGTTAGAGACTGCAAAGTCTCCCTTCCGTCTTCAGTTGAATCAAACGCGCGGCATTTTCTAACGGTAATGCTGGAGCGTTTTACCTCAACTTTTGACGATACGGCGATTCAATCGCCTCTAGAGCTCGCCTTCTTATTCGACAATTGGCGGTTCGGTCCTGGTGCCTCTAACGGGGTAACCGGGACTCATACCGTTGATAAGTTGAATCAGAAGATGACGTGTAATACTCAGAGTGAGCATCTGGTCGCAAGACTTCGCAGATCGAACACTTATCTACATCGCTACGACTGCGATAACGGATTAAGTGGCATCTGCCTTATCAGAGGTTCACGACTTGCAACAGTTCCCAAAAATGAGGAAACTGAACGTACTATAGCTATAGAACCTTCCGGTCAAATGGCCCTGCAGCTTGCTGCTGGGTTATATCTGGAAGGAACTCTTCGCTATATCGGTCTTGACATACGTTCGCAACAGCCTAAGAATAAGGCTTATGCGTGTCGTGGTTCCATTGACGGTAGTCTCGCGACTATCGACATGAAATCCGCGTCTGATATGATCAGTATCGATTTAGTACGTAGGCTCTTGCCTCCTAAGTGGTTTGAACTCCTGACGACCTTACGGTCTAGGGAGATAGAACTACCTGGTGGTGAGTGGGTCGAGATGCATATGATTAGTACCATGGGGAACGGATTTACGTTCCCTTTAATGACGCTAATCATCGTTGCACTCATTTATGCGTACCGCTGTGAAAACGGTGGTCCCAGTCTTTATATAGACTGGTCTGATACTTGTGTGTTTGGGGACGATGTTATCGTTCCTACTCACGAGTACAAGGGCATATGTGAGGTCTTGACCCAAGCCGGATTTATCATTAACCTTGATAAGTCTTTCAGTGACGGGCCTTTCCGTGAAAGTTGCGGGGGTGATTACTATGAAGGAGTTGATGTTACTCCATTCTATGTAAAAACCCTTTGCAACAATCCGGCCGTGTATACAGCCATCAATCAGGTTATTGCGTGGTGTCGGAAGACGAAAATCTTCCTGCATCAAACAATTATCTTCTTGAAGGGCTGCATACGTGGTAAGGCCTTCTTCGTGCCAGAATGGTCTAATCCCGATCAAGGGATTTTAACCACTCGGGTTCCGAGGAGATATAAATACCTACTTCCAGCACCGTATGCAAAAAAAGCTGTCGCAAGACAACCCATTTGCCATGATGTTGTTCGTAGGTGGCTATGTCACCCCGGATGGGACGGACCTATTCTACACACCTCGCTCAAATAGAGTAAGGTATGTGGTCCGAGAAACCAGGTTACCACGCGGTTACCTGGAGGGGTACGATCCCGAGAAGGGTTCGTACGACTCAGCGATTTATGCAGCTTTCTTTATAGATATCTGTTTCGGACGAAAAGCAGAGGAAAGCTTCCTAGCGTAAGCTAGGAACCAGCCCTCCTGTCCAAAACAGGTGCGTGG